GTATTTCTTCTTCTTTGTGTCCCATTAATACGCCTTTATGTTTAAAAATAGTAGGATAAAAAACTTCTGTTATAAAAAGTTCAAATTCTGGATCTTTTAAAAATAAACGCCATGATGTCATTTGACCTTTAACATTTGTTAAATAATCATTAGGTCCTACATTATCTCTAATTTTTTTTTCAAAATACTTTAATGCTATTTCATCATCAAAAATAAAATCATGTATTTTAGTTAATGTTGTATACGGTACTTCTTTTAAAGTGTATGAATAACTCATATTCTTGTTCATAATACATATGTATTATTTTTAAAAAATAATGTCAAATAAATGAAATCTTTTATAACTAATATTGTAGACCCTATTTTTGCTACAAATAAAGAAAAAGAGAACGAGTTCTGGGATGTAGAGGGAAGACTTAAAGGTGGAAATCAACCATTTAAATTTGATATTAGACCCCTGAAGGTTGTAGACAATAATAGGTCAGAGAAAATAGGTCACTTTAAGACAAAGTCAGATAAGATAGTATTTGAAGCTATAAATCATTGGATTATATTTGATACTCAAGAACTTCATGAATATATAGAATCTAAAGAAAAAAGAGACTTTAACATAGAAGAATTATTAAATAATCTAAGTTGGAATTTAATACTACACAAATAGACTATGTTTATAGATTAATTTTTTTAGTGTATAATAGCTTTATGCCATTAACAAATGTACAAATAGCCCCAGGGTTTAATAAACAAGTAACTGAAACAGGAGCTGAAGGCCAATGGACTGATGGTGATTTTGTAAGGTTTAGATACGGACTACCTGAAAAAATTGGTGGTTGGGAACAAATCACAAGTTCAACCTTAGTTGGCTCAGTAAGAGAACAATTAGTTTACGCTGATTTAGATTCAAGACGTTATGTTGCTTTAGGAACCAGTAAGGTATTAGTAATTTATTACGAGGGTTCTTTTTTTGATATTACCCCGTTAGAGACTGCAATTACTGGAGCAACTTTTACTACAGTAAATACTTCTCCTATTGTAACAGTTAATAAAGCATTACATGAATTATCTGTTGGAGATTTATTTACTTTTACTTCAGTGACTCCACCAACAGGTGCAGGTTACTCAGCAGCAAATTTTACAGATAATACTTTTCAAGTTATATCCACACCTTCCATTGATACTTTTACTATTACGATGGCTACAAACGCTGGAACTTCTGTTTCTACAAGTGGTGCTGCTACAATAAATCCTTATATTAAACTTGGTCCACTTAATCAAACTGCAGGTTTTGGTTGGGGAACATCTTCATGGGGAGGGTCCTCTGGAATTACTTCTACATTAAATGGCTCACTTTCAGACGATACCGCAGGTACAGGAGGATCAGGAACATCTATAACAGTTGTTGCGACCACCAACTTTCCAACAACAGGCACAATAAAAGTAGGAGCAGAATTTATTTCTTATACTGGAATTACAACAACTACCTTGACGGGTATAACAAGAGCTGTTGCAGGAACAAGATCGGCTCATTCTAGTAGCGCATCGATTGAAGTCTTTACTGCATGGGGAGAAGATAGTTTAAGTACATCTGTGGTTTTAGAATCTTCTAATTGGTCATTAGATCACTTTGGACAAAAATTAGTTGCGACAGTAAAAAATGGAAAAATTTTTGAATGGGATCCTATAAATTCAAATGTTAATGCATTAACTACAAGAGCAACCGCAGTTGCTAATGCACCAACAAAATCAGTTATGTCAATTGTATCTGAAAGAGATAGACATTTAATTGTTCTTGGAACTGAAACAACTATTGGAACTCCTTCTAGTCAAGATCCAATGTTTATTAGATTTAGTGATCAAGAAAATTTATCAGATTATCAACCAACTTCTGTAAATACTGCAGGCACATTTAGATTAGATTCTGGTGTAAAAATAGTAGGTGCAGCAAAAGCTAAAGATTATATTTTAATAGTTACAGATACCTCTGCTTACGTAATGCAATTTGTTGGTCCTCCTTTTACTTTTTCTATAAGGCAAGTTGGAAGTAACTGTGGACTAATTGGTCAACATGCTATCAAATATGTTAATGGTAGAGTATGGTGGATGGGCCAAGCAGGAGGGTTTTTTGTGTATGATGGTACAGTTAAATCAGTTCCATGTTTAGTAGAAGATTTTGTTTTTACTAATAAAGGTGATAATTTAGGAATAAATTATAATTCAGGTGAACAAATTTATGCTGGCTTAAATCATTTATATGAAGAGGTTAGTTGGTTTTATCCTAAAAATGGTTCTAACGAAATTGATAGAGTAGTAACTTATAATTACACAGAAAATACTTGGACAACTGGATCTTTAGCAAGAACTTCTTGGCATGATTCAACTTTGTATTCAGATCCATATGCTACAGAATTTAACGAAACAGGTATACCGACTTTTCCAACGGTGCAAGGAGTAACAAATATTAATGGAGCAACAACTTACTATGCTCATGAAATAGGAAATAATGAAGTAGATTCTACAGGTAATAAAACAGCTATTATAGCATTTATAGAATCTGGTGATTTTGATTTGGGTGAAGGTCAAATGTTTATGAGTATAAGAAGATTTATACCTGATTTTAAATTACTTACTGGTGACGCACAGATAACAATTAATTTAAGAAGGTATCCTAATGATGCTTCTACATCCTCGCCTCTCGGACCTTTCACTGTTACAAGCTCTACCGATAAAGTTAATACTAGAGCAAGATCAAGATTTGCAAGTATAAAAGTTTCTAATACATCGACCGATCAAAATTGGAGATACGGTACATTTAGAGCAGATATACAACCTGATGGAATGAGATAATGGCTAGGGTTAATATAATAATTCCAGAACCTACATCACAATACACTGAGGAAAATCAAAGACAAATAGCACAATCTTTACAAACACTAAAAGATAAGTTAAATACTTCTTATCAACAAGAATTAAAAAATGAACAAGATACATTTAATTACTTTTTATCATGACAATACAATATAAAAATGCTGGTATAAATTTATCAGGGACAGGCACAGTATCCGTTCTTACTTCTCCAACTTCTGCTAGATGTTTAATTAAACAAATACAAGTAGATAATAGTTCTGCAAGTCCAGTTAATTTATCAGTGCAAGTTACAGATAGTTCAGCTTCAACTACTTTTGCAATTTCTAGAAAAGCTGTTGCAGCAAATACAGTTGATAATATTATAGATAAAACTTTAATTTTAGAAGAAGGAGATGTTTTAAAAATGACGGCAGGAACTGGTGGAGAAATACAAGGTATTATTAGTTATGCACAAATAGACAGATCACAAGAAAATGGCTAAACAAAAATTTACGCATTTCGTACCAAGAGATAAACCTAAAAAAAGGCCTCGAAGACATTGTAAGAATCCAAATAAAAAAAAGAAGTTGCAAAATAATAAAAAATATAATAGACAAGGAAGGAGGCAAAAATGAGTGATACAATTAAAATACCTGCAACAGCAACCGAAATTGTCAAGCATAAGAGAACAGGAAAAATATATGCTAGCAAAGATGATTTTAATGCTGATGTTGCTGATCCCAATACTGATACTACTGTGGATGACTTTAGACAAGACCTTGAAATTAAAGTTACTAAAGTTACTATGGGAGCATTAACTAAAAAATAATGCAACCCCGTGGTGCTACAGAGTTACAAATGGAAATGCTTTATAAGCATGTTTCAAAAGAATTATTAGATCAAGTTCAAATCTGTACATCCATACCTGGTAAAGTTCCAATAGATCCAAATAAATTAAATATACTTTGGCAAAAAAATTCTTGGGATCAAGGAAACCTACAAGCTTTTTTTAGAGATAAAGCCAGACATAATGATTATGATTGGTATGTATTTAATAGTAATTGGAACTATGAAAAGTTTAGATACTTTTTTGATATACCTTCTGAAAGAAGTATTGTTATAAAAAATGGTATAGATAATTTTCCAATAAGAAAAATTTATAAAAAAGGTGAACCTATAAAGTTAATTCATCACTGCACACCTTGGAGAGGTTTAAACGTATTATTACGTGCAATGCAGGAAGTAAAAGACCCCAATATTATACTAGATGTTTATAGTTCATCACAAGTCTATGGTGACGAATTTAAAAAAAACCATGATGATCAATTCAAACCTTTGTATGAACAAGCAGAAAAGTTATCTAATGTAAATTACATTGGTTTTAAACCAAATGAATATATCAGAGAGATGATGCCTAATTACGATATGTTTGTTTACCCATCGATATTTGAAGAGACTTCTTGTGCTTCAGCTTTAGAGGCATTAGCTTCTGGAGTTCATGTAATTACAAATAACTTTGGAGCGTTATATGAAACATGTGCGGAATGGCCTGTGTATGTAAATTACACAAATAATTATGAAACAATGGCTATAGCTACAGGAGAGGCTATCAACACTGCGGCTAAATATTTGCATGAAGGTTTTATACAAGAACACTTAGAAGAACAACAAAAGTTTTACAAACGATTTTATAATTGGAATAAAAAAGGAATGGAATGGACAAGTTTTTTGAAAGGAGCCCTTAGTGAAAGAAACAATAAATAAAGATACTTATCAAACATTAAAAGAAGTTAAGGTTAATTCAGAACAAGCTTTAAGAGCAGTTACACCTATGTGGAAAAAAAATACTAATGAGTCTAGTGTATCATTGTTTGTTGCAACACCTGTACATAGTGAATGCTCTATTCATTACACACAAGCTTTATTAGAGCTACAACAAATTTGTTTTAAACATAAAATAAAAGTTACATTTTCATTAATTAAATCATCGTTAGTTACACAAGGTAGAAACTTATGTGTGGCTGGTTTTTTAGAATCTAATTACACTCATATGTTATTTATTGATTCTGACATTTATTTTGATTCAAGTTCAATAATCGAGATGATTAAAAGAGATAAAGAACTTATATCAATTCCATATCCATTAAAAACAATTATGTGGGATAAAGCTTTACATAAAATAGAAAAGGGACTTATTAAAACAACTAATGATTTAAAAAAAGCATTTAATACTTATCCAATGAAAGTTGAAAAGAATGACGACATATCAGTTGATAATGGTGTAATTGAAGTGACTCATAGCCCTACGGGATGTATGATGATTAAAAGATCTGTATTTGACAAAATGATTAAAGCTTATCCTGATAAAAATATTATACAAAAAACAGTAATTAATGGTGAGTATGTTAATAGACCTAATTTATGGAATTTTTTTGATACGCTCCACGACCCAATAACTAAAACATATATGGGAGAAGATTTTTCTTTTTGCCAACGATGGAAAGATATAGGCGGTAAATGTTATGCTTATATTACTGACAGTATAGTCCATATCGGAGAGCATCAGTATGAAGGACGTTTTGCTGATGAGTTGAAACCTAGCAAGTAAAATGGTAATATTGTCTTAATTAATTAATTAGACTATGGATCCATTTACATTAGCACTAGCCACATTTGGCGTACAAAAACTTCGAGGTAAATCAACAAAGAGAGCATTGAGAGATGCCGCTATATTAGGTGGAGGAGCCTATGCCTTAGGAGCTGCAGGAGTAGGAGGATCAACATTTACAGGTGCTCCACTATCAAGTGCTCAATCTTTTTTAGGAATGGGAAAAACTTATGGTGATGTTGGTTTAAAAGCAATACCTCAATCTGCTACTTATGGTAAACAATTTATGAATCCAGAAGTAGTAACACAAATAGCAAAAAGTTCACCACTATCTAAATCAGTAATTGGTGCAGGAACAGAAGGTGCTAAAAAAGGAATCGTATCTAACTTGTTAGGTAAAGCAAAAAAAAATCCAATTCAAACAGCAATGTTAGCTTCTAGTGTTATACCATTACTAGCTGATGAAGAAGGTGACGGTACAATACCAGGTTATACAGAAGAAGATTATAAGAAAGCATATGAAGAACAAGCTGCTAAATTAGAAGGTTCTTTTGTTCCAGTATCAAATGAAGAGGCAAGACCTACAATGGATGAAACTTATGGAGATAATATGTTTTATGCAAATCAAGGTGGACTAGCTACAGTCATACCAAAATTTAATAAAGGTGGTGTAAATTATTTACCATCAAAAACAGATCATAACGAAAACGATTATAATAATTATGTAAGAGCAGAAGGTTATGTAGAAGATGGTGCAGGTAACGGTGATAAAGATGAAGACACTATGCTAGCTCAATTAGCTGATGGTGAGTTTGTGTCACGTGCAGATGCAGTATTAGGTGCAGGTATCTTATCAGGAGGAGATCCTAAAAGTTATAAGAGTATGAGAAAAGCTGGAGCTGATTATTTTTATGATCAACAAAAAAAATTAAAACGAGTTTATGATTTAGTAAATGACAACCAAACTAATACAGTTCAGTAAAGAAGAGGTAGATAAAGTATGGCCTCTAGCAAAAGAATTAGTACACAAAGCTTGCATAAGAGCAGGAGGGTTTATAAGTGAAGAACATATTAAAGAGCATTGTAAAAATGGGACTATGCAGCTTTGGTTGGCTATTACAAATACTAACGAAGTTTTATGTGTTTGTGTTACTGAAATTAGAGAGTATCCTAATTACAGTGTCTGTGATGCTAAAATCGTTACAGGTAAACGGTACAAAGAATGGTTTGATCAAGTTGATAAAGTGGCTGAATGGGCTAAAGAACAAGGTTGTAAAAAAATGGAAATTTTTTCAAGACCAGGTTATGTCCCTTTATTTAAACAAAAAGGATATGTGGCAACACATATTCAAGTAGAAAAAGAATTATGATTAATATTAAAAAATTAAATGTACAAGAAAAAGTAAAATTATTTAAAGACTTATATAAAGATTTATCTGGTAAAGGTATTGGTGGAGATACTGAACTTGCACATATAAATAAATTTGAATCAACACTTTTAAAAAGCGTTGGTGGCCAAGGAAGCATTAACTTAACTACGGGACTAAAACAATATTTTGGTGGTGGTGGAGGAAATTCTGGTGGAACAAGCACAACTATTGCAAGAGAAGCACCAGGAGTTGAAGCTAGAAAATTAGCTTTATATGATGAGGCGGCTAAGTTAGCTCAAAATAAAATAAATTTACCAGGAATACAAGTAGCTCCAATATCAGGTTTAGAGCAAGCTGGTATTGCTCAGGCAGGCCAAACAGGTGTAGGTGCAGGAACAGTTACACAAGGTATAGGTTCTCTACAAGCAGGTATGCAAAATCCTAATATAGGACAATTTTTAAATCCTTATCAGTCTTATGTAACAAATGAAATTGGAAGACAAGGTCAAATACAACAAAACCAATTAAACGCTTCAGCTATAGATGCAGGTGCTTTTGGTGGTGGGAGACAAGGTGTTCAACAAGCAGAATTACAAAACAGAACTTTACAAGCTATGGGTCAAGCACAAGCACAAGGTTTTCAAACTGCATTAGGTGCAGCTCAAACTCAAAGACAACAACAACTTGCAGGTGGCCAAGCGTTAGGTCAATTAGGTGCACAACAACAACAAATGAGTCTTGCAGATATTAATGCTCAAATGCAAGCAGGTGCAGTTCAAAGAGGTATCGGTCAACAAGGACTTGAAGCGCAAAGACAAACTGAATTACAAAGATTATACGAACCTTATCAAAGAGTAGAATTTATGAAAGGTATCATGACCAATTTACCAACAACACAAAGTAGTATTACAGCAACCACGGCTCCTGGAGCTAACCCATTATCTCAAGCAGTCGGAACTGGTTTAGCCGGATATTCCGCTTATAATATGATGCAACCGAGGTAGTTATGGACAAAGTATTAACTAGAAAAATGTTTAAGGCAAGATACTTTAAATCTTTAAAGCCAACTGTTAAACATTATAAAGAAGGTGGATTAGGATCTTTAACTAATCAAGAGAAAGCTATATATGCAGCAACCTTCGCTGCACCATTACTTCAAGCAAAAGGTAAAGGTATTAGCCCTGTGTTCACTGCATTAGGTCAAGGTTTAGAAAAATTACCTTCAACTATACTAGCAGTAGAAAAACAAAAGGATGCGAAAAAAAAAGATTTTACGGAAATAAGACAAGCAACTGCAGCAGAAAAATCAACATTAGGTTACAGCGTTGATGATAATATTAATGTAAAGGTTACTAACGGAGTTATGGAAGGTATCGTTTCAAAGCCCACTGCAGGCGAAAGAGATAAAGCTGCTGATAGAATTGCAGCATTAGATTCAATCGATAGAATTGTAGCTGGTATAGATAAAGTCGGAACAGGACCTGTATCAGGAAGGATGGCTAAAGTATCAGCTTATTTAGGATTTAACAGTGACGCTGCTGAATTAAATGTAGAGATATTAGATTTTAAAAAATCAATCATTAAAGCACTAAGGGGCGCACAAGTTGGTCCACAAGAGGAAGCAAGTTTTGATGAACTACTTCCAGCAATTACTGATCCACCAACTGTAATCAAAGCAAAAATGAAAATAGCTAAAGAAAAATTAAGAACCATTGAAGAAAGATTAAACCCTAACGGAACTGTAGCTAAGAGAATGGATGCAGAAGAAGTTGCTCTTGCTGACGCAGAACTATTTGCTAAATTTGGTTTAGCTTTTGATTTACAAAGTATGGATCCAAAATTAAATTCATTTAACTTAAATGGAACTGCAGCGGATTAATTATGGGAAAAGTAAATATTATAGGACTTGGTCAAGTTGATATCGAAGGAGATACTCCTAACGAACAAGAGATAGAAGTATTTAAAAGAATGGCAGCCATCAAGGGTGCCGAAAAACTTGAGAATGGTCCAGCAGAAGAAGCGACAGATAATTTTTTAACTTCTCCTAAAATGGGAAGAATATTAACTGAGGTAGGTTTGTCTATAGCTGGTTCAGTTGCAACAGGTGGATTAGCGTTACCAGGATTAGCATTAAGAGCAGGTATGTTAGCCAGACCTTTTTTAGTTGGACTTGCAAAAGCATCAGCGGGATCTGCTGCAGGTGGAGCTGCAGGTGCAGTTGTTGCTCAATCATTTGACCCTAAAGAAGATATTGTAAAAGAAATTTTAAGAGCAGGAGCAGAAGGTGCTTTAGGTGAAGCTATTGGTGCACCTGTTGTAATTAAAGGAGGGCAAGTAGTCAGTAAACTTCTGAGCTCGAAAACCCCTAAACAATTAAGTAATCTTTTAAAAGGTGCGGAAGATGCGGAGAACTCATTAAAGTATGCTTCTAATATGATTTTAAAAGCTGATAAAGTTTTATTAGACCCTAATGCTTCTAAAGAAGCTGTTGAACAAGCTACTAAGATTTTTAGGGGAGTTGTAGACCCAGATGAAAGATTAAAATTAGTACAGAGTGCAGAAGAAATATCAACAGGTGGTTTAACACCTGGTATAAAAACTTCTAATAGAACATTAGAAATTATAGAAAACATTGCACAAAAATCTCTTATCGGGGGTGGTGCAATATCTAGAAGATATGAAGCTGCAGGGGAGATTGGAAACAAAATTGCTAAGGACGTATTAGATGATTTTAAAGTAACGGCTGATGAAGCAGAGTTAGGTAGATTATTTTTTGAAAGTATTGGTGGTGCAAAAGGTGCATTTAATGCAACTAAAAATACAATGTATCAAAAGGTAGATGATATACTTATTCAATCAGGTCAAAAATCTGCTAGAATAATTCCTGTCGAAGATCCTTTTAAAAAAGCTTCTGCAGAAATAAGAGAACTATATTCTGAAGGCAGAATGCCAGACGTATTAGGGGACACTTTAAAAGTAATGGATCAAAATTTATTAGGTAGATCGGGTAAATACAGTTTTTCTGAATTACAAAAATTTAGACAAAAACTTGTAGAGGATAGATTTGTTTTAAAGGGGGTTGATACAGATAAAAGAGCAGTAGATTTAATGTTAAAGGAAGTTGATAATCTATTTGAAACAAAAGTTAGTGGTGAAGCTGCTACTGCATTAAAAGAAGCAAATCAGTTTTTTAGATCTGGCCAAGATATTTTTAATAGAGGTATGGTTACAAGAATTATTAAAAATGGATCCGATGGTTCGATAGATGGAAAAGATGCTAAAGCTTTACAAACTGTTTTTAAAACAATTGCAGGTGGCGATAATGTAGAATCTACAAAAGCATTATTTAGAGAGATAGATGCAATGACAGGTATTAGTCAACCAGGAAAAGGAAAAGTTATTAAACCCCTTAAAGGTATGATTGATCCAGATACAGGTAAACCTTTACTAACAAAAAAAGATGCTGAATTTTTAAAACAATCATTTAGAGGACAGTTTATAACAAATGCCTTAATGGCTTCAGAAGATGTAGGTCAATTTGGAAGTATCTATAATGCTAAAAAATTTGCAACAAACTTGTCAAAAGGTGAACAAAAATTAAGAAAAGAATTATTTCAAGGAGATAATGCAAAAGCATTAGATGATTTAATTAATACACTTAACTTTGCTCAAGGAGATTTAAGTAGAATATCAGGACTTCCTGGAGGTATATTTATTCAAATGAAACAAGCAGGTGCCGCAGGTAGTGTGTTACAAATGGTTAGTCCTGCTGCAGTTACCGGAGGTCAACTTGGTGCAGCTGGTTTAGCAGCAAGTTTTTTAGGGGCAGTTCCAGCTATTACAATTTTAGCGGCTCCAGCAATTGCTAGTAGAATTTTACTAAGTCCTAAATTTAACAAGATGATGTTTGAAGCACCAATAGATGCAATCATAAAATCTACTAACATGGGTAAAGAAGAATTTTTAAGTTTAAGTACAGCACAACAAAAATTAATATTAGATAAAGATATAGTACAAAATAAAATTAAAAGACGTATGAATACTATTTATAGAAATATTGTAGGTCGTATGTTTACTGATGGATTAATAACAAAAGAAGAAAAAGATCAAAATTTAGCTAAGATAAATGGTTTTGAAAAAGGTGCAGAAGAAATAGATACAGCGAAAAAATCTGCTGCTCTTCCTAATGTACAACCAAGTAACTTTCCTATTATAAATACAGCAACAAGCCCAATGAACACTGCAACAGGTGGTGGATCAAACACAGAACTAGCCCAGGCCTTAAACCTTTTTAATAAGGGAGGAATAGTAAGTGCCAAAAAAAGCTTCTAATAAAGATATACTTGCTCATCAAAGAATGGATGATCATGAGAAGTTATGTAGGATTATGCAGGAAAATACAAATAAAAAAATTACAGATTTACACACAGATATACATAGAATTGAAAAGATTCTTATATCCTCTACTGCATTCTTAATGACATCTATGATTGGAATAATAGTTGCTCTTCTATTTAAAGTATTCTAAAAGACCTTGTGCGTCTTGTTAGAAAAAATAATTCATTTAGTATCACCGATTTAAAACTTGAAAAGAAATACGACTATGCTAAGTATACTCGAGACAATGACCTCGGCTCACGACACTATAATGTTGGTGATATAAAAATCCCATCAGTCACAACCATATTATCCGCTACACAATCAGAAGATAAGAAAGCAGGCCTTGATAGATGGAGAGAAAGAATTGGTTACCAAGAAGCACAAAGAATAACTACTCAAGCTGCAACTCGAGGAACTGAGATGCACTATGTATTAGAGAATTATATTGATGGTAAAGGTTACATTAATCTATCAGCTGACGGTGCCTTACCACGACTCATGGCTCACGAAATTGTAAACAACTTAGGTAAGTTAAAAGAGGTATGGGGTAATGAAGTTAACTTAGCCTATGAAGATAGATGGGCAGGTGCAACAGATGTAGTTGGTCTCTATGATGATAAACCAACTATCATTGACTTTAAACAATCAAACAAACCTAAAAGAGAAGAGTACGTTGAAGACTACTATTATCAAATAGCAGCTTATTCTTTAGCCCATAAAAAACAATATGGATCTATTACACAAGGTTTAATATGTGTATGTACTAAAGATAAATTATACCAAGAATTTAAAATGAACCAATCAAAGTTATTTGAGTATGAAGATAAATGGTTAGAGAGAGTTGAGAAATATCATAAAGCTAAAGCCACTTCTGAACCTGTTCCCCAAGAGTCTTAGCAGATAATTCAATTTTGTTTTCAAGATTGTGTAATACCATTTGATCAATAGTATCTCTACAAATTATATCGATATAAGTTACTTGAGACTTCTGTCCTATTCTATGAGCCCTGTCTTCACTCTGTTGTCGAACTTCTAAGTTATATGAATTACTAAAATAGATAACATACTTAGCAGCAGTCAGTGTTAAACCATATCCACCTACAGTTGGATTACCAACTAAGAATCTACACTCTTCTTTGTTTTGAAATTTTTCTACTGCTTGGTTACGAGCGTCAACTGAGTCTTTACCATAGATAGATACTACTGAGTCTACACCATAAGTTTCAGCTAATTTCTTTTTAATGTTTTCAATATTATGAACATAGTTAGCCCAGATAATACACTTGTCTTCTGTCTCTCCTATTATATTCATTAGTTCATTTAACTTGGCATTGGTTTTAAAATCTACAATGTCTCCTTCATTTGTTTTGACAAAGCCGTTAGCCACCTGTTGTAATTTAAGTAGTTCAGTAAGTTTATTATTGTAGGATACTTCTGCATCTCTCAATATTATTAAGGCAGATTCTTTTAATTGTTCGTAAGCTTTTCTTTGTTCTTCTGGGAGATCTACATATCTTTGTACATACATCTTCTCAGGTAAATCTAAACAATCTTTTTTCCTTACCCTATATGAAAAGTTTTTTAATTTATATTCTAGCTCTTCAAGATTCACATAATACTTTGGTATTTGTATATTATAACCACCTCGTTCTATACTAAACATGACTGCATACTTAGCTTTGAATACTGTATAGTTGTCATACCCTAATAACTTCTTATCTAAGAATGCACATTGTGAAAATAAATCTAATGGAGATTTAGTAATAGGGGAACCTGTAAGTATTCTTTTATATCTAGCAAGTTGACCTAATTTAATTATAGCTTTAGATCTTGATGCTCTTAAATTTTTTATAGATGTACTCTCATCTAATATAATCATACTTCTCATACCATGCTTTTGTAGTTTAGATTCTAACCACTTCTTACCTGATACATGTGATAACGCTTCAACATTCATAAGAACAAATGTAAGTTTATCTGGGTCCATTCTAAATGTTTTATCTTTTGATACTTTCCAAATATAAATGTTAGTATCTTCTGGACAATGTAAATCTATTTCTTTTTTCCAATTTTGATAAACAGAGTTAGGTGCAATAACAAATACAAAATTAATTCTTTGGTCCTGAAATAAGTATGCTGCATTATCTATAGCAACCTTTGTCTTACCTGTTCCCATCTCCATGAAGTATGCAAAGTTATAAGGTTTAGCCCCTTCCATTAATGATTGTCTTTGATGTTTAAAGGGCTCTGTTTTATATTTATACATTAAAAAATTTTTAAATTATTTATTTGCAAAGATCAATTAAATAATATATTGATTCGATCAAGGAGGTTCTTATGGACTTAGAAGCAGAATCTATTGTAAATATAGATATGGCAATGTCGACTGACATTACCGATTCTTGCAAAAAGTTATTGGAAACTCAGAAAAAAATAGCAACGGCTGAAGACGAACTAAAAAAGTTAAAAGAAGTTGAGACTAATCTTTCTGAGCAAACAATTCCAAACTTAATGCAACAAGCAGGTGTAGAGTTAATTAAACTCGAAGGTGGAATATCCGTAGAGGTTAAACCATTCTACTCTGCAAGAATACCAGCATCTAGAAGTGAAGAAGCTTTTGATTGGCTACGTGCAAACGGCCATGGAGATCTGATTAAAAACCAGATATCTTTGGAGTTTAAAATGAGACAAGACAATGAAGCTAAGGCACTTGTAGAAGAGTTGAAGAACAAAGGTCTTCCAGTTATGCAGAAAACATCTGTACACCCAAGTAGTCTAAGATCGTTTGTAAAAGAACAGATCGCAGACTTAGGTAAAGATGTTCCCGCAGAATTGTTTGGAACTTATGTTGCTAATAAAACTAAAATAACAACGAAGGAGTAACCATGATAGAAAAGCCACAAGAAAAAGCGATAGCGACAAAAAAAGAAAGCCTACCTACTACATTTGATTTAGAAGGTATGGCAGGACAAGGTCAAGAGTTTACAACAGCTCGAGATCAAAAACTTCCTATGTTAAAAATATTATATGCTAATTCCCCAGTCTTAGATGAGACTGATGGTAAGTATGTCGATACTGCAAAGCAGGGAGATATATGGAGTGAAACATCTGGTACAGTGTGGAAAGGTAGAGAAGGTCTTATAGTAGCACCATGTCTTTACATAAACACATTTAATGAATGGAAAGATAAAGGTGAAGGATTAGGAAGACCTGTAGGAATACATACCGATCCTGCAATTATGTCTGAGACTACAAGGTCTGCAGATAATAAAGATAGATTGCCTAATGGTAATTATATTGAGGATACAGGTAATCATTTTGTTTACATATTGGATAAAGACTTAAATCCAATTGAACAAGCCTTGATACCTTTAAAGTCAACTCAAAAAAAGAAATCCAAGACTTGGAACTCTATGATTCAATCTAGAAGAGCGCAGGGTAAGAATGGTATGTACAATCCACCATCTTGGTCTACGACTTATAAATTGAGCACAACTAAAGAATCTAATTCTAAAAACTCATGGTATGGATGGGTTATAGAATTTAATTCTTTTTTAAATCCTACTGAGCATCTTAAAGTATTAGAAGATACTCAAGGTTTTTATAAGAGTGCTATGAAGAGTGATATCTTTGGTAAGGTTGACTTCTCCCAGGAGAATCAATCACAAGGAAACGCACCTAAAGAAGCAACTCCATTTTAATTAACCATGGAGCAAAAACTCTTAAAGATATTTGAGGGTAATTCTGAACTGTTCATCACAACTTCTCTTACGGGGGAAGTTGATGAACGGGGAAAGAAGCAGGTTAAAGTACTCACGGTCCACGAACCTGTTACCCTTGAACTATGGAAGAAACATTTAAAAGGAGAGACACGGATTGGGATTAAACCTGAGAACGGTGACGTGTGTAAATGGGGGTGTATTGATATTGATCCTCGTAACTATACTACATTTTCAGAAAAGAAAATTGTAGATATCATAAGAGATAATAAACTACCATTAATAGCAGTGAGATCTAAATCTGGTGGGCTACATTTATTTTTATTTTTAAATGATTGGTACCCTATTAAAGAAGTTCTTAAAGTTCTTAATGATTGGAATAAAACTTTTTTTTACTCTGAAGAAGTATTCCCAATGAATAAATGTTTGAACATGCCTTACTTCAACATGGATCAAACTACTGAGTTTGCTTACAACGATAACAACACTCCAGTAATGATAAATAATTTTTTAGAAATGATAACTAAAAAGACTGTTACCTTAGAGCAGCTAAATAGTATTAAGGTTAAAGAGTATGAACCAGAAAGTGATTGGAAACATTATCCTCCTTGTGTTCAGAAAATGATTTCAGAAAAATGGGAAGGCAATCACCGTAACGAATTGTTATTTAATGTTGGTGTTCTTGAAATGAAGAAAGCTGATGGCAGCTTAAATGTAAATGAGTTACAAAACATTTTACAAAAAAGGAACTATGAAATATTTACAACACCGTTAGATCCAAAAGAAGTAGAAACACTTGCAAAGTCTATATCTAAAAAGGATTATGCTTATAAGTGTCCCCCTAAAACAAATGCCATTGCACCACTATGTAATAAAGATCTATGTAAGTTAAGAAAACTTGGTATCGGTTCACAAGTACCAGATATGATTGATGACTTTGAAGAAGTAGAGTTTATTAGATCCACTAAGTCAATTGAATATACATTTAAGTTTCAAGATGAAAAAATAATAATTAATCCAGAAGATATGAAAGACGAAAAATCTTTTAGAGTTAAGTTACTTAGATATGGTATCTATTGGATGACGCTGCCTAAACCTAAATCGGGACCATCTCCATTTGAAATGCTTATGGCTACCTTAGTTAGGAAAGCAGTAGAGAATGCAAGTATGAAATTTAAAGATACATTAGATGAAGAAAAATATAATTTTCTTAAAAAATTCTTTGAGTCACATATAGAAGAAGATGACTTTGAAAAACTTAAAGACAACTATGTTATACTAGACTCATCATCAAACATTTGTTATTTTAAAAAAATTACTTTTGAAAAATTCTTAGGTAGTGATAAAACATTTAAGAGTGCCAGTGAAGCATTGAATCTTCTTAATTGTGATAGACTTGATTATCATGAAGGTGTTAAGAATGTATGGTCAGTTATGATGCCTAAGTTTGTTGATTACAAAGTAGCAGATAAAAAAGAAACAACTAAAACTGTATCGGAGATGGATGACGAATTCCACACAGGAAAGTTTAGAACTTAAAGTACTTAAAGATCTCTATCACAAGACAGTAAAGATATTTGGTCCACCAGGTACAGGTAAAACATATACGCTAATTGAAAGGGTTCTTAAAAGTTATTTAAGAAAAGGTATTAGGCCAAATGATATAGCTTACTTATCGTTTACTAACAAAGCTGTTAACACTGCAGTTAAAAGAGCCATGGAGTCTTTTCCAAATTATTCTACAGAAGACTTTTCAAGATTTAAAACATTACATACCTATTGTCGTAGATACTTTCCAGAAGAAGTATTTGATCCTAAAGATTGTACAATTGATTTTGCATTACAAACTAAAGTAATTAAGTCTTCAGATAAAAGATTAGCAGATGATAACTTCATGTATAAGGATTGGTCACTAGGAGTCTACAGTAAAGCTAGAAATTTATTAATTGATCCAGAGGAAGCATACAAGATGGAGAGTTATAAAAGAGATTCACTTACAGTATTTAAAAGAAAGATAGATACCTATGAACATTACAAGACAGGAGGAGGAGAAAGATCCTTCATAGACTTTGATGATATGATTCAAAGAGCAATAACAGAAGTAGATTTCCCACCACTTAAAGTTTTAATATTAGATGAAGCACAAGATTGTACACCGTTACAATGGTCAGTCTTATATAAGATGGCACCTAAGGTAGATAGAATATATTTAGCAGGTGATGATGATCAAGCTATATACAAATGGAATGGAGCTGATCCAAAATATTTTACTCAATTCTTTCCAGGTCGAAAAGTAAAATTAAGAAAGACTCAAAGATTTGGAGAAGCTATTCATAAGTTCTCTCAAGTAATTAGAAGAGGAATAAGAGATAGTGAAGAGAAGCAATATCAACATGGAGATTCTGAAGGATCTGTTAAAAGTTATTTATCATTTAAAGAAATACCTTTTGAAAAATTAAAAGAGGATTGGTATATCCTAGGCCGTATTAATGAAACTGTAAATGAACTTAGGATGTTAGCTAAGGATGCAGGTCTATATTACAAAGATAATAAGGGCACCAAATGTTTTGATCAGAGACAATGGGAAGCTATTAAAGCTTGGACAACTATTAGTATGAATAAAAAAATAGATAAGAGAGCAGCACGTAATATGGTTAAGTATATAAGAGAACTTGATGACCCTGCATTTAGATTAGATAAGTTCTGGAGAAACGAACCAGACTTAAAAGATTATGATTTTCAAACTTTGAAAGAGTGGTGTGGTTTATCATTAGGGGATACACAAAAAAATAAACCGTGGTATTGGATACTAAGAAGAAACTTTAAACCTAAACAAGTAAGACACTTTATAAGATTGTTAAGAAGGTATGGACAAAAAGAATTAGATAAAGATCCATTAATAACAATAGATACAATACATAGTGTAAAAGGTGGTGAAGCAAATCATGTTGTACTTTATAGTAAAGGTAACTACCCATCTGACTATGCAAATAAAAACAAACAAGAAAAAAGTGATGAACGAAAAGTCTGGTACACCGGTGCAACAAGAGCAAGAAAAACTTTACATTTATTAAGAACAGACTATAAGTTTAACTACCCAATTGGTTCAGACTATTTAATATATGTACAGGAGAAAAATGACAAATAAAAATGTGTTAGAAGATGCCTTTCCACATGATAAACAAATTGGAGGATCTCACTACAAAGAACTTCCCATACAACCTTATACATTTATTTCTAAAAATAAGTTATCATTCTTTCAAGGATGTGTTGTGAAATATGTTTGTAGATATTTATTCAAAGGTACACCAATACAAGACTTAGAAAAAGTAATTCATTATTGTGAATTAGAAATAGAGAAAATTAAAGAGGAGAGAAAATAATGGCTTACTTAAATGCAAATATACCTGTCATAGAATGTTGTGTAAGAGGCAACTATCTAAGAGATCAAAAAGATTCACACGATAAATATTT